GTGGTGGATCATCATATGTTGGTAGTTTGACAGGAACAGTTGTTAATACGCAAGGAGCTGGAGCAGCATCAGCAACAAATGGAAGTATTACAATTGTCTTTACAAGTGGTGGTGGTGGAGGTGCTTCAGGTGCTTCAGGTGCTTCAGGTGCTTCAGGTTCTTCAGGTGGTTCAGGTCCTCCTGCATAATCAATAAAATATTAGGCAAGTGAAAATCCGATACCTCCTCCAGACTGATCGGACAAAATCGTAAGTGTTTTATTTGGAAATTGTTTGCGAATTCTAACAAAAAATAAATCAACTGAAGTTCCCAAACAGTATTCAATATATTCGGAAACTGATCTAACAACTCCATCAACACAAACAGATGGCGGTGTAAGTGTTAATGTTCTTGTACACGATTGTGTATTTTTATCTATAAATGAAAATTCAGCTGTAGTTTTTTTATCAATAGCTTCTTTTGACAACACATCTGCATGTTGTGTCATAAGAGACTGAAGTTGTTCAAGATTAGGCGCAGTTGTGGGTGTAAATGGAGTTGATCTGCCGTGAGGAGGTATAGCAGTTGGACATGCTTTCAAAATATCAAAAAGCGAACTCATTCTTTAATTCTTTGTTACATGAATTCTTAAGCTATTTCCCGAAAATGAGTATGAAAATATCATTCCGTTAACAAGAGATTGTAGTGAAGGTAATAAATTTCCCAATGTTACACCCAAACAATATTGAAAATAATCTACAACTGATCGGGTTACACCGTCTGAGCAAACAGGAGGAGGTGTAATTGTAAATTCTTTTATGATATAGTTTGCTGGAAATCCAGCTGCAGCCCATCTGAACAACGGATCTCGCAGCGTACCTCGGCTTTCTTCTAAAAGAACAGCAACTGTTGCTTTATCTGCAGTTTCCTTTGCAAGAATAGCCCCATGGCTTGCTATCAATTCATCAATTGTTGTAATAGTTGGAGTAGTTGTAGCACCTGATGCAGATGTTGCTAACATTGCAAACATGTTTGGTCCTGTTGCCATTTATAATTAATCGAAAAAAAGAAAGATAAAATCTTACACATTCAAATCTATAAAGGATATAACAGAATGCCTGGTGGACTCATGCAGCTCGTAGGCAAAGGTGCCCAAGATCAATTAATATTAGGAAACCCTTCGTTTACACATTTTAGATCAATGTATAAACGTCATACAGACTTTGCAATGGAACATTTCCGTTTGCATTTTAAAACAACTGCAATAAGTCTTCCTCAATCTGGAACATTAAAGCTTAATGCAAAGGTTGAACGTTATGCTCAACTTTTGCATGATTGTTATCTAAGTGTGAATCTTCCAGATATTTTTTCGTCGGTTGTTCCCACAACACAAAGTCATTCAGAAATTAATTCATCATCGCAAGCTATTGGGTACGAATATAATTGGATTCGGAATATAGGATACAATTTAATTCGCCAAGTGAGTATTACCATAAACGGTCAACCGATTGTAACACATACTGGTGAATGGATGAAATTGTATTCTGAATTGAAATTTGATGGCAACAAGAAGGCTGTCTTAAACCAGATGATGGGAAATATTCCTGAACTTTATGATCCTGCAAATGCATTTAATCGCATGAACCAATATCCTCATTCAATTTCAACTGCGAGTAAGTTGGCAGCTGCTTCAATTCCTGGAAGAACTATTTTAATTCCTCTTCATTTTTGGTTTTGTGAATCAATTGGATCGGCATTACCACTTATTGCATTACAGCATTCTGAAGTTCACATAGTTGTTGAGTTAAATAATATGTATAGTTTGTTTACAGTTCGTGACGTTCGGGAATCATCAGCTACATTCGGCACAAGAATAGCACCTGATATTAGCTCACCACTATTTGCTATGACAAAGTTTCTTTCTCCACCAACGTATGCTCTAAATCCTGTACCAACTAATACAGATCTAGTAACATGGAATTTGAATCCATTTATTGAAGCCAACTATATTTGGTTAAGTGATACAGAATTAACACACATTGCATCAACAGATCACTCGTTTTTAATTCATCAAGTTGATGTTGTTGAACGACAAGGACAATATGGTCCTAGTAATGATTTAGAGTTGGCAATGCGAAACTTAGTTACTCGTGTTGTATGGGTTGGTCAGCGCAATGATCGTTATAGATTTAATGATTATGATAACTATACGAATTGGCCAGATGCTCATAATCCACCACTAGAACTTTCTTCGTCATATTCATCTTCTGGAGCTGCACAACCGATAAACGTTACGCAAAAAGATATTCTACTTGAGTCAACAATTATATTAGATGGCAAAGACCGATTTAAGACAAAGCAAAGTGAATTCTTTTCAAATTTAGAAAACTATAGACATCATACTGGCCGAACAAATACTGAATTGTATGGAATTTATTCATATTCATTTGCTTTAGATCACAATTCAGATCAACCGTCGGGTCACATCAATGGTTCTATGTTTAACAAAACAATGTTACGAAACACATATGTTCAACCGGCGTTATCTGCAGCTCCCACACTCTCTACGAGTGTTTGTATCTTGAAGTCAACAGCTGGCAATGCAAATCCTACTATTGTTCCGAATGCAAATGTAATTAATCCCCAAACAGGCAAGCCTATGTACACAAAGGACGAACTTCTTACCATTGTCAGAAAGTCAGACGCACAAACATTACAATATTCATTTAACGTTCGAGCATATATTGAGTCGTATAACTTTTTGCGAGTTCTTGGCGGCGTAGCAAATGTCGTATTCTCTTCATAATAAGGATGAGTACCGGAATTACAATTTTAAATGCCTCATATGGTGCCGGTTCCGCAATTGAAGATGTTACATCGCAAGTAACATCTCACATCAAAGAAGGTAAACTTAATCTACCTGTGTCGGCGTCGTCACTAAATGTTACGGATCCAGCACCTGGTCAATCAAAACAGCTGATTGTATCATACACGATCAACAACGGGTCAACCAATAGCAAGACTGTATCAGAAGGAAGTACATTAATGATTGATGCTCCTCCTCAGACAGTTGCAAGCGGACTTACAATTACAAAAGCAGAATATGGTTATGCTGGAAACTATACAGATGTAACAGATGCGATTCAAAGTTATGTTAGTGATGGATCAATTAGTCTAACCGTAAGTCCATCAACTGCTGGTATTCCGGATCCAAACCCAAACAAGAAGAAAAGTTTAAAAGTTACATACACTCTCAATGGTTCCAAGAATTCCGAAACGATTGATGATGGTGCTAAGTTTGTATTGTCTGCTCCTCCATTAGATGCACCACCTGGCAAGTCTCCAAAGCAACATGTGTTATCAGGAATGGGATCTATAATGAGTGGCATTGGCTATTTTATGACAACATTTATCTATTTGTTAAATATATTTGCATGTGTTCGCATTTCGTTGAACTGGTTTAATACAATTATTCCTGGACTAGCAATTGGCTTTCTACCTTTTTCATTCTTTTGGATCGTTCTTCCAATCTTATTTGCTAGACGAATTGTGTTTAGTACAAATGCATTAACTGATTACGTAAAAAATCCCATAGGTGGAATATATTTACAATATGTTTAACGATATACAACGAATTGAATCGCTCCATCGCGAATAAATAGTTCACGATAGTCATCATCTTCTTGATCAGATAGGAGACCTTCTGCCCATACGCCCCATTGATCTTCAGGAAGGTCTACTTCTATAAAGATCCGAGCTGCAGCAATAAGCCGATCTGGAATGTTTTCAATCTCCATTAGTGGAGGAAGCATGCGTCCAAGCTTATCTGTCATAGATTCTTGAACTACAACAGCATCTACATAACCTGCTAGAATATTTGTAAGTCGGCTCAAGTTACCTTGCGCGCACATACCGATATTGTCTTTCATTTCAGATTTCAATATCTTCTTTAGATCATCCTTGTCGGATGAATTTTTAATATACTGCCACACAGAGTCCAAAACCTTTCCGTAAATTCCGGGTTGTAGATCATAGATTGATTCATCTGAGCAATATTTTGCTACCATTTGCCAGGCAGCTGCCGGAGATAGTTCGCATTCTGAAATAATTTCAGACATAGTTTTTGAAACGTTTCTCATGTTCCATTGATACTCAACTGGTACCTCAATTTTTAGAATTTCTTTAATAACATTCATCGTCTGCTTAACAGCAACTGTTGTATGAACATTTTGGCGATCATTTGCAAATCCTGCAAGACCTCTTGCTGGAGCTACGATACGTGCTGCAGCTCCATGTTGGGCTGCTGCTTCTATATGTTGTAGACGATCATTAATGTGACCTTGGCGTCTTTGTTCCATACGTGCTCTCCAATCGGCCTGTTGTGCAACAACCAGAGCAAGTCGCTCTCGTCTTTGCTGTTCACGTCTCGCATCCTGTACTGCATCTGGATTAATTCCAGTTCTTGCAATATCAGCTCGTTGACGTGTTACAATAGTGTTTCTTTCTTCCATTGCTTCAACATTAAGCATTCGCTCTCTTTCATTATGCACTGTAAGTAGTCGTGTATATTCAGGACGAGCATTTAGCCAAGGCTGTGGCCCTAGAGCATGAATTTCATCATTATTTCCCTTTCTCAAAGTCTTCATTCGGTTCTTAAATCTATATGTAAGTTCATCTAACTCAACATGATTAGGTCCTTCACGTTCTACAATTGCATGATGAGTTCCGCATCGGCCATTAATAGTGCCTCGCTTAGAACATCTTTGTCCGTCACCTGACTTAATAGCGACACAACGGTGATCAGCCATGTTAAATTGATGTTTACTATTTCATATTAAAAGATTCCATTTTCAACATTTCGCACAAAGTCGTCTAACTTTTGAAAAATATTTTTCCAAAAAAAGTTTGACATAGCAAAAATTTTCTCTTTTCAATCAAAACTCATTTAGGCCGATATATTTTGCTATTATGTATCC